ATTGCAGGCGACGGGAAAAAACTGGGGCATGCGTGCAATGTGGCCAGGTCAAATGGATTCGGGCCCGCGGGCTCTGCACTTCGTGCTACGACGCAACGAAAAAGCGAGGAGTGTGCACAAAATGCAAGAAGCAGAAGGCGCGCGTCACTACATCGGGGGTATGTGAGTATTGCAGCCGGCGGGACAAATCTGGCCCATGCGTGCAATGTGGCCAGGTAAAATGGATTCGGGCGCATGGGCTCTGCACTTCGTGCTACGACGCAGAATTTCCCCCGAAAAGCTGCGGCAATTGTGGGGCATCGACAAACCACCTGGCGAAAAATCTATGCGGCGCATGCTACATGTACACCCACCGGTATGGTGTTCCTCGCCCGGTCGATGCGGACGTGCGGCACGAATTGCATGGCCTACGCATATCTGTGGCCAGCCATGAAAAATTCAAGAGCCGCACATTCCAGGCTTGCCGTCGATGTCATGAGGCACCAGTCTACGTCAAAAAATCTGGCCTGTGCCAGGCGTGCTACGCGTACCAGCGGCGTCGCCAAAAATCCCGCCCCAAATATTTGTTTCGCCAAACGTGCACCAACTGTGAGGCACCAGTCGGCGAACGCGTATCATCCGGGTTGTGCGCCAGATGTTCTTCGTACAAACGTACGTACAAAAAACCGCGCCCAGAACGCGTGTGGAAAACAGTTGACCCGTGGCTGGGCTGGTGCGAGTGCGGCACGCGCTGGAAACCTGTTCCGGCCACGCATGTTGTCAACATTCAGCTCGGTGCACTCAACAGCCTCGTCGATCCGACGCAGAAGCTGAAAAATGATACACTGATACTGTGCGACAACTGCTACGCCGAGCACGAACGAATGCGGCGTGAAGGGCTCCACTTCGACAACCGGCCCCGCAGCGCCATTCGGAATGAGCAATGAAAAAACGGATCCGGCACCATCGGGACACCATCACAACTGAGCGTGTTGCCATCGTCGTGATGGAGCTGGCATGCCATCGAGGGCGCGTCTACAGCACAGCCGAGATTGCAAAAATCGCCCAGATGACAACCGGTGGTGCCTGGATGATGATGACCAAAATCAGCCGGGTTGCCCCCATCGGCCAGACATCCGATGGATGGGTCATGATGGACTGATCGACAGTCTGTAGACGAGAGTGCACTACAATCCATGTAGTGCACTTTTTTTTGTTGTCAGACTGGAGGTCTGAATGTTCGACGGATTTGCAGGCATGGACGTGGTTATTGTTGGCACACTGCTCTTGGCGCTTGCACTGGCAACATGGAAGTTTTGGCTGGACCGACCGCAGAATATCCAGGATGTATCTGCCACCATCATCGAGGCGGCGGAGACGGCGGAAATTTTGGTCGCTGCCGCAGAGCAGTTGTGGCTCACTGGCCGGCTGCCAAAAACCGAGCGGTTCAATTACGTGATGGAGCAACTGCGCGAACGGTTCCCCACCGTCGATCTCGACCAACTCGAAGCGACGGTCGAATCAGCCGTCTACTGGCTGAAACTCTCGCAGCGATAATATGGCGACGCTGATCTACACTGCCCAGTTCACGCACGCCAAATATGGCGTGACCGGTTTGACGTCTACGGTCAACGTCGACCGCATCACGCTGTCGTCGGGCGCACGTACAGCGTTAGCGACCGGCGCCGCCGCGACCGAAGCGCGCAACGGCATCTACTACTACCGGCTCACGGATGCAGACCCGGTGCTGTACGAATATGTCGTCGTGTTTTTTGGCACTGGCAGTAGTGTCGATCAGCATGAGGTGCCGGGCGTTCTTCAGCCGGATCCGGCGGCCAGAATCACGGACAATTTGTTGGCGGCGGCGGTTCCAGCGGCATACACGTCCGGCTCGGTAGGCGTGGCGCTGGGTCGAATCGGCACTGCGCAGGTTACCGTGACATCGCCGGTCACCGAGGATGGGGCAATCACGCTCGTCTACGGCGACGACTATCGCACCGGAGACGGCCGAGCGCTGACATTTGTCGGCACTAATTGGCCGACGCTGACCGGCGGAACCGTGTCGCTGCGCGTGCAGGCGGCGAGTGTGATCGCTATCTCAGGCACGGTAACCGGTGCAGCGTCGTGCCGGGTCGAAGTGACCTCGGCACAAACCATCAGCCTGGGGCTGGGCGTCTGGCTGTACGACCTCGAGGCGACACTGACCTCGGGCTATGTTGCCACGCTGCAGCAGGGGACAATCACTATCCGGAGGGATGTCAGGTGACACGCGACGAAATGCTGCTGGACACGGTGGAGCGGCTGGACCAAGCAGTCAAAAAACTGGAGACAATTGTGGGCGGAGATCCAGACCTCGGCTATCGTGGGCTCAGCCAGCGCGTCGAGCGGCTGGAGACAGATGTCAAACGCATCACCAGCCAGCGGTCTTCTATTGTCCAGTGGACCATCGGCTACACCCTGCTGGGCTCGTTTGTTGCCGTACTGGCAACAGGCAATCCCATCGACATGATGCTCATTGTCACCATCATCGGTCTGTTTATTTTGGCAGGTGTTTTTCTGGCATCTGGCCTGGGCATGCTCAAATGGCCATGATATGGTCCGTGGCCAAGCTGGCCGAACTCTATCGCAAACTGGATCTGGCAATCGACGAGTATGAGGCATACTGCCATCATGCTGCGTCGGTGGTCGCTCCTCGCAGCACAGCCTGGGAAGACGAGGCACTGTGGGCGTCGAAAACGAAACAGCGGATTATCGCTCGGACTGCCGACATGCTAGAGTATGCGGTCACTCGGTCCGACGCTGCGCTGAGAAAATATGCTGGAGGCACAGAATGAAACGACCACCTGGTAGACCCACCAAATTGACGCCAGAGTTGCGGGAAAAAATATGCAGTACTTTGGCTGATGGCAATTACGTTGCCACCACATGTGATTATGTCGGGATTACCGAACACACATTTTATGAATGGATGCACCGTGGCGAACGCAATGCTCCATCCGACCAGGCTGCGGGCTACCCAGAATTTTATCAGGCAGTCAAAAAAGCGCGGTCTACATCCGAAATTGTCAGTCTCGCACGCATCCGCCGAGCCGGCGCCGATGGGCAGTGGCAGGCAGACGCGTGGTTTCTTGAGCGCTCAAATCCCAAACGATGGGGGCGGCGGAACCTGGAGTTGACTGGTGCAGATGGCGGCGAACTCGTGATCCGTTTGACGCTGGACGACAATGCCGACAGTAACACTGGTTCTACCTAAATTGCATGCGGGTCAGATGCAGGTGTGGGAGCATCCTGCCAGATTTCAGGTCATGGCATGCGGGCGACGATTCGGCAAATCCCGGCTCGGTGCCACGATGTGCATCTCGTCGGCGATTCGTGGCAAACGAGCATGGTGGGTAGCGCCGTCGTATCCGATGGCGGCCATCGGATGGAGGATGCTCAAAAAGCTGGCCGTGCAGATTCCAGGCGTCGCTATCCGGGAGATGGATCGCCTGATTACCGTGCCGGGCGGCGGAACGGTGCAGGTGCGCAGCGCCGACCATCCGGACTCGCTGCGTGGCGACGGGTTGGATTTTGTCGTGCTGGACGAGTGTGCGTTTGTCAAGGAGGACGCGTGGACCGAAGCTCTTCGACCGGCGCTGGCCGACCGAAAAGGGCGGGCTCTCTTTATCAGCACACCGAAGGGGCGCAACTGGTTTTGGCGTTTGTGGCAACAGACCGAGAGCGACGAGTGGAAGGCATGGCGGTTCACCAGCTACGACAACCCGTACATCCAGGCCAGTGAGATTGACGCTGCCCGCGACGGATTGCCTGAGCGTGTGTTTCGTCAGGAGTTCATGGCTGAGTTTCTGGACGACGCCGGTGGCGTCTTCCGCCGTGTGCTGGATGCCGTGACTGCGGCTCAACAGGATTCCGCACAGCCTGGCCACGATTACGTGATGGGTGTGGACTGGGGGAAGACAAGTGACTTCACCGTGCTTACGGTTCTGGATGCCACCACGAGCGAAGTGTGTTTTGTGGACCGGTTCAACCAGATTGACTACTCGGTGCAGGTCGGTCGATTGCAGGCGCTGGCGGCACGATTCAACCCGTACAACATCGTGGTGGAGCGCAACAGTATCGGCGAGCCACTAATCGAGCAGTTGGCCAGACTCAATTTGCCAGTCCAGCCATTTACGACGACCAACGCTACCAAGGCGCAGGCAATTGACATGCTCAGCCTGGCGTTCGAGCGCAGCGAGATACGAATCATCAATGACCCTGTGCTTATCAATGAGTTGCAGGCATATGAGATGCAGAGGCTGCCCAGTGGCCTACTCAAATATTCTGCCCCGGATGGCCTACACGACGACTGCGTAATGTCGCTCGCTCTGGCATGGCATGGGCTCAGTCGCGGCGGCAAACTAATGTTGTTCGGTGGGAGGTAGTATGGCTCAACAGCGCCATGTAATGACGAACGGAAAATCGACATTTTTCCTGGACCAGTACCCAGAGCAGGCCTGGAAGCAGCTGGCCCCGAGTGCAGCGCAGATGGCGGACAGCCGGCAGGCGACAACTGCGGCTGGCAACTATTATCAGGCGGTTGCTTATCTGTACCGATGCGTCAATATCCGGGCGACGGCAATCACTCGTGTGCCCTGGGCAATCATGCAGGGTGAAAACGAGGTCTGGTTGTCAACGGTTCCGTCCCCACCGCCGGCGCTGGCCTACCTGCAAAATTTCAAGCGGTTGCTCAGCCTGACCGAAGCGGCACTGTGCTTGGCTCCAGAGGCATTCTGGTTTATTGAAAGAAACCGAGCCAAAATTTTGTCGCTACGCTGGCATGCGCCGAGCAGTGTCGTGCCCCAGTTCAGCGAGCAAACTGGCCTGACCGGATTCAAGCGGACACTGGATCGGGGGCGGCCACAGTCATTTGAGCCGACCGATTACGTGTATTTCCCGCTGCCCAACCCGCTGCACGAGACGATACCTGGACGTCCACCGGCTCAGGCGGCGATGTCGTCTGCAGGAGTGCTGTACAATATCGACCAGTTTGCCAGTAATTTCTTCGAGCGTGGCGCTATCAAAGCAACGCTGCTGACGGTCGATGGCAATCCCATGCCGGCTGAGATGGAGCGATTGGAGGCGTGGTGGAAACGATTTTTCTCTGGCTCAAAATCGGCATGGGAGACCGCTGCCGTGCGGGCTGGCGTGACACCGGTCGTGGTCGGCGAGGGCATGGAGAATTTGGCGACAGCGGATTTGTCCGAAGAACGCAGGCAGGACATCGCAACTGCACTGGGCGTGCCGCACTCAATTGTGATGTCAAATGCGGCCAACTATGCTACAGCCCAGCAGGACGCACTGTCGTTTTACGACATGACCATCATCCCTTCGCTGAGCCATATCGTCGAGATCGTCAATGAATCGTTGCTGGGTCCATCCGGATATCGCATGGAATTGCGACCGGAGGAAATGTCGATTTATCAGGCGGATGAAGAGAGGCGGTCAAACAGTCTGCTCAATTACGTGCAGGCCGGCGTCAAACTATCCGTCGCTGCTGAGATTCTGGGCGTGTCGTTGCCATATGGTATCGAGTACACGGATCTGGATCCTGCTGCGGTAACAGCTCCACCACCACCACCAGAGCCGGCGCCAGAACCAGAACCCGACATGGCAAAAACCGCCGAGACACGTCGGTTTCTTCGCTGGGCCAAAAAGCGAAAACATCCAGATCCCGAACAGTTTTCCAGCGATATCCTGACGCTGGCAGATAAAACTGCGTTGCTGGAGGCTGCCGATGGCAACGGTTTTTTTACGTCAGCCGGGGAAACCTGGCAGACATCACAGAGCAGTACCCGTGACAAAGCCATCGGACTGACGACGGAACCAGACGAGCCGGATGAAGATATCGAGCTGCGACCGCTCGACGTGCCGGAACCTCGCAAACGAGATCGCCTGGAGCGTCAGGCGGCAAACGATATCCAAACGGCGCTGACCAAACAACAACGTGCGATTTTGGATGCTGCTCGTCGCATGTCGGCTGAGGAATTCATCGGCAATGTCGAGGCGGAGTTGGAAGCGCAAGTCGCAGAAATCCAGGAGGAAACTGCACTTTATGACCGGCTGCGTCGTGCTTTGCTGGAGAGCGTTGACCTCGGTGTGTTTGTGGCCGTGGAGCAGTTGGAGTCAATCGGGCTCGGACTGGACTGGACGCTGGTCAACGAGAATGCTCGAGCCTGGGCGCAGAACCATGTCGGTACGCTAATCGGGGGAATCGATGAAACAACGCTGGCACGTACTCGCTCTGCGATTGCGCAATGGGTACAAAATGGTGAGCCATTGTCTATGCTCATCGAGGATCTGGCACCGATATTTGGTACACAGCGCGCTCAATTGATTGCATCGACCGAAGTGACTCGTGCGTATGCCGAAGCAAACCAGCGTATCTATCGGGAGGCTGGCATCCGATACATGGAGTGGCGGGCGGCGGCCGATGAATTGATGTGCCCTATTTGCGGCTCGCTCAACGGACAAATCGTGGGGATTGACGACAAATTTGATGCGGCGCTGGACGATGATATCCGCACCCAGTTCCGCGTCAACTTTGCAATTCCTCCGGCTCACCCACGATGTCGCTGCTGGATTGTGCCTGTGGTGGAGGGATAATGGCATCCATAGAGATTCGAGGCATTGAAAAACTCAAACGAAAATTTTCGAGAATGCAAATCAATGACATTTTGCGACCGCCCATGCAGCGCAGCGTCATGATATTGCAGGCGGCTCTGGCCAAGTATCCGACTCAGCGCCCTGGCTCAACATACAGACGGACCGGCACTTTGGGTCGAGCCTGGACAACCAGCGTCAATAATCAGAGCGGTAAACTGGTCGGTCGAGTTGGCAACAATGTGGTATATGCTCCGTTCGTACAGTCGTCGAAATTCCAGCGTCCATACAATCGACGGCGCTGGCAGACCGACGAGCAGGTCGTCGAGCAGAACCGCAGCAGAATCATCAAACAATTTGACGACGCTATCGCTCGTGCACTGGAGGACTAATGCCCTGGCACATCGAATCCAACACATCTGATTGCGCCGGCTACGCCGTCATCAAAACGGACGACGGCTCAATGGCCGGCTGCCACGAAACACGGGCTGACGCCGAGACCCAGGTTGCAGCGCTGTATGCCAGCGAGGCGGATAAAGCGGACGTGCCGCCGGATGTCCAGTACCCAAAATTGTGGGAGCGGGCTCGGGAAGCGGCACGTCGCAAATACCGGGTGTATCCGTCGGCATATGCCAACGGCTGGCTGGTGCAGGAGTATGGCCGGCTGGTGCGGGAGCGCTACGGCGAGAACGAAACCGGATACACCAGCGGCAAATCGGTGGATGCAGAAACGCTGATCGAGCTGATTGATGGGGACGCAGCCGCCGAAGCCAGCTACAAAAATTTGACGGAATGGTTCGCTGAGCAGTGGGTAGATATCAGCCGACCGACCGAAGATGGCGGCTATGAACCATGTGGCCGGCCAACCGAAGGGATGTCCGAAGAGGATTACCTATCTGCGTATCCCAAATGTCTGCCAAAAAGCCGGGCAGAAAATTTATCCGAGGCTGAGCGCCAGCGTCTCATCCGACGCAAACGACGGACCGGATTGCCAGAGGACGGGAAACCAACTATGACCAGCAGCGACACAAAAGCGCTTCGACGCTACACGTACAATGGTGTGACGGTGCAGGCGTCGCCTCGTCGGCCATCGACCAGAGACGACAAAAAATACATGCGCACTGTGCTGCGTGACGACCGTGAATACCTGGTGCACTACGGTGATCCCAACCTGCCCATGCAGCGTGATATCCCAGAGAGGCGGCAAAATTTTCTGGCCCGACATAGTTGCAGCGAAAAACGTGATCCGCTGGCGCCAGGTTTCTGGGCATGCTATGACTGGTACGATGTCGAAGAGGGGAAAAACACCGTAAAAGCGCTTGGCATGACCGACGACGAGCTGCGCATCGGCAACTACATGGTGCTGTGGGGCGGTCGTGACCTGGAGGGATTGGCGTCCCACCGGCGGAATCCGGACGGGTCAATCGGCGAGTTTTTCACCGCCAAAACAATTTTCGAATCGCCATATACTCAGGCGGATATTATCGCCGTGGACTGGGAGCATGGCTATGCCCCGGCCGGCGAGCCTGGAGCAGATGATGTGCTGGGCCGGGTAGACTGGAAAACGGCAGTGGCCGACGAGAAGGGACTTTTCGTCGAGCGCGTGCTCAACCGGCGCAACAAATACGTGCAATTTCTCGAGGCGCTCATTCGAGCCGGTCTGATTGGTAGCAGTACAGAGGCTATCCCGGATGGTGTTGTCAAAGCTGCCGATGGGGAGATTGTCGCCTGGCCGCTGCGCCGAGACACACTCACGGTCCAGCCGATGGACCCGCGCATGATTGACGACAATGTCGTGGCGGCGGTCAAATCGCTGGGCATCGACAATCTGTTGATCATGCCGTGCAATAATGAT